CCCGACGAACACCATGTTTCATTGCAAAATGTGCACCGCATAATCGTCGGAGTTACTAAAAACACTTCGATGATACTTAGTGAAGGACCTTTTTCGCTCACGTACGTTACCCGTTCCAAGAAAGTAGTTTCTTTACCTGGTAGTTCTTATACCGACACTGGTCTCTCGTTTTACCTAGTTTACGGAGCTAAAGGTGAAGCGGGAGACTGTGGTTTCCCCTACATAAGTATAACCGATTGCGATAAACCACTTGTTGGCCTACACGGAGCCAGAAGTGGCAATGACGCTTTTGTGGTACCTATCTATACCTCGGACAACATTAAGAAGCCAACATTTGAAAGCTTCCCCCCAGGGATGCCTCAAGTGCAGAACATAGATTGTATGGCCGACCACATCCCCGGAGCCCGTTTTGTCGGAATCGCCGAAGAAATTAAGAGTTTCGGGAGTCCGCCAAATTCCGCATACTTCGTGAGGAACCCTGAATTTGCTTCGATGGTTTTAGAGAAGAAGTACCCAGCCCCACTTACTGAACAAGCTCAGAAGAATAGATTAGCCGCCACCTTCAATTTTGGACCTACAAAGGCTTTCGACTTAGAGATGAGCATGAACCCAAGCTGGACGCGCTCTTTTGCCCCAATAAAAGAACGCTTTACAGGATTTCTTACTTTTGAACAAGCGCTTTTTGGAGACCAGTCCATAGGATTGCAATCTATGGCCTCTTCGAGCAAATTTGTAGGCCATTTCTTGTGCCACAAAACCAAACGCAAACTCGTTAACTTTTTGTCTAAGACTTTTGACCCCGAGCTTAAAGCTCGCGTAGAACTGTACATGGAGCAAGCTGCCAAGAAACCTGTTTACCCCCTTGCTGCGCAATTCGCCAAAGATGAACTCCTCGAATCTGAGAAAGTCGATGCTGAGATGTGCCGCCTTATAAACGGCCATGACTTTGCCTACAACATCTTTCTTAGGATGCTGACAGGTAGATATGTTGAGGCTGTTACGAAGCACCCAGCAGTGGTTTCCCCCGTCACAGGCATTAACCCCTTCTCTCACGAGTGGCACGATGTCGTCACTTCGGCGCTCAAACACCCCAATGCTCTGGAAGGCGACTTGTCCAAGCAAGAAGCTACCACCAACGATGCTATGAGGCTAAGCTTTACTGCTCACGTTGCATCGTACTACATACTGACAGAACACGAAACGCAGGTTCTTAAAAATGGACTTGCAGGTCTCAATGGTTACTACTTTGCGAGATACCGGAAAATTTACTTTGCTT